GCTGATTTTTTGAGAGGCATCGTTTTGCTCCTAGTTGTAGCCTTTTTAAGGCTTGGTTTACGTTTAACTTCGTCATTAATAGGGAAATGCCACGCATTAGATGGTTTTATTGGTTCAGGTTCTACTTGGTCTTGCATCCATTTCCAAATGGCTTGTAATCTATCCCAAATTTTGTGTAATGTACTGTACATATTTTCCCCTATTCTACCCAGCAAACCTACGTTTTTGAGCATCGCTCATTTTTTTTCGTGTTTCATCAGAAAATACACGACCATTCATTTTTTGTCGCATATATTCTTTATGTTCTTCAGTATGGCTTTTTCCAGCAAAATTAAATGTTTGTGGATTCATAAGGCCTCGTTTTTTATTTGATTCAGAAATTAATTTTTTAGATTTTTCAGACCATTTTTGCCCTTTTGCCCATTGATTTCCAATTCTACTTTTTGATAATTTTGTTTTATGTTCTTCAGAAAATGTCATTCCTGACAATCCTTCTCCACCATTTGTATGATTTACAAGTTTAACTCCCATGTCTTTAAGACAAGAAATTAACAATATTTCATGATTTTTTGCTTCTTCAGAGGTTTCCCATTCAGCCAAAATTTCTACGTTATAACCATATTTATCAACAATTCTATGCCAATATTCGCTTCTACCACCTTTATGATAAGCACGTTTATGTTTTTTTGTGCCTTGACCTATATAAAAAATAGACCCATCAGGTTTTGTATGAGCATAAGTATAAAAATTATTCATTTTCCACCCAACATACATCCTGCCATGAAAGAATTAAACATTTTTCACCTTCGTGAACGATTGGCGTGAATTTAAGATATTCCTCTTTAGGATCATCATTCATAGTTCCAAAGCGGATTCGTGCGCCTACTTCTATTGGCATTGCTTCTCTACGCTCGGCAGTTAGCTTCTTACCAGGGCCTACTGCCACTACTGTTCCCATGTTCTGAGCTTCTTTGTTATCTACAAAGATCACATCGCTTAAAACACGAACATCTGGGCGGACTATAATCTTGTCCCCCAAAGGTTTAAATGTTGTAAAATTTACTTCAGCCATATCAATATTACCCTATTGTGTTGGTTATAAACCCTGTAGCCCTTTACCGAGGACTATGGGGTTTAGCTTTTTAGCGGTAGCCGTCTTTTTTGTGTTCGTAGCAGATGCCTTCAGTACGACCTGTATTGAACTCTTTGTCAGAGCCGATAGCATCTTCTTTGCCCATCGCTACACCACCACGCATAGACTTAGCTTTACGCTCGCCTGAACGATCAGAAGAAGTTGCGCCTTTTGGCTCTTTTTCGCCAGAAGCACCTTTAGCTGCTTTGTAATCCATGATTCCCATGATTTTTCCTTTAGATGGGGTTAATACACTACGAATAATAATACTATTTTACTACTTTTCAAGTATTTTTACGAGATTTATTGCACCTTCAATGTCGTGGATTCTAACTACAGTTGAACCTTTCCAGTTTTGCATAAAGGTATTTTGATATGGAGTGAACTTAGCTTTTTCATCTCGTTTTACTTCGACAAGAGCCGTTTTTTGATTTTTTCCAACCACGAGATCGGGAAAACCGCCAGCAACCCTAGACGTATCAAATACAGAACAACCAAGCTCTCGTAGCGTTTTAACCACAAGTGAATGATTTGAGTCAACTCTTTTAGCATAAGTCATTGATTATATATAATTATGTGTTAGTGTTTCATTACTTTATACCAAAAGGGGAAGATTTTGAAGATTCTGTTGCTTGATATAGAAACATCACCTAATGTGGCACACGTTTGGGGAATATGGCAACAAAACGTAGGTCTTTCCCAACTTCTTGAATCATCATACACTATGTGTTATTCAGCTAAATGGTTAGGTGAAGAAACTGTGTATTTTGACTCTGTGTACGGAAGTACGTCTAAAGCGATGCTAGAGGGCATACACAGCCTTTTAGATGATGCGGATGCAGTCTGCCATTACAACGGCACAAAGTTCGATATGCCCACGTTAAACAAGGAATTCTTGCTTCATAAAATGCCACCACCACCACCTATGAAACAAATAGATTTGTTAAGAGTGGTCAAAAGTCAATTTAGATTTCCAAGCAACAAGCTCGATTATGTGGCGCAGCGTTTAGGATTGGGTAAAAAGAAAGAGCATGAAGGTCATACGTTATGGATTAAATGTATGGCAAACGATAAAAAAGCATGGGCAACCATGAAAGAATACAATATTCAAGACGTTTTATTGCTTGAAAAGTTGTATAACAGGCTTTTACCCTGGATTAAAACCCCAGTAAATATGGCTTTAATGAAAGATAGGGATGGATTTGTTTGCCCTACTTGCGCTAAACCATCATTAATCAGCAAAGGGTTTAGATATACAACTACTGGTGCTTATCAGCGTTATCAATGTAAGGCTTGTGGAGCATACTCAACTGACACTCGTACTGTAATTCCTCACGCAAAACTCAAACACCTCGCATGATGGCATGATGGCATGAAAGCATAAAATGACTACTATAGTTGGAGATTGGATTAATAAGATATTGGTATCTGATAGTCAGTTTACAGATGATGATTCAGGTATTAAATATTTTGATGAAAAAATTGTTGCAATAGATGGCGGTTATTTAGGTGTGGCTGGAAATTGGAGCGATTGTGAAAAAGTTGTTGAATATATAAACAAAAAAAGCAAAACCAAACCAAAATTAAAAACAGATAGTTCATTTATTAAACTTACCAAAGAAGGTCTTTTTTATTGCGGAGATGACCTTGATTGGGAAAGAGCAAAAACTTTTATGGCTATTGGTTCAGGTGCTATGGCAGCAGAAGTTTGCATGAGAATGGGTCTTACTGCTGAAGAAGCTGTTAAATGGGCCTGCAATGTAGATGCAAAAAGCCATGAACCAATTAAGACTTATCGTCTTTAATATTCTTTTGTTGTTCTTTAATTAGTTTTTCTATTTCTCTAGCAAATCTATAACGTGTATTCCATTCATTAGCACTTGCTACTCCTCGTAATCCTAAAGAATACCAAGCGTTTTTAATTTCTTCATCAGTCATTTAGCAATTCGTGGACTTTCTCCAATAACGCTTCCTGGGTAAAGCCGTGTTTAGCTGTAAAACCTTTGTGACCCATAAGGTGAATTCCGGTGTTTCCGAGATGGTGTTCAAAGCAAAGCGGTAAGCAAGGGGATGCAGAGCGTGGCTGACCAAACCGCCTAACATGGTGGAGCTGTACGTCTGGCATTTCAATCCCATAGGCGGCACTACAGACAATACATCCGAGTCTGGCAATTTTATCAAGAGCGATTTTCTCATTTTTAGTGGACACTATTTTGACTAGCCCAATCTTCTAGCTCTTGCGCTGTTTCAGTAATAGAGCAAGCAATCAAATACGCTTCTGTTTTGCGATTTTTTAATACCGCATTAAGAAAAGATTTTGTAAGTCTGTTTAATTTAAGTAATGAGTCTGCGTAATCTGTCATCTTGTTATTCTTTCTATGTTTCGGTTTGTGGCTTGTTCAGATCGCCAGGCTTCAAATTCCATTTGAGCTTGGGTAAGTTCTAATTTTAACAATGCTTCATTTGCTGTTGCTGCATCAATATCATTGCAATATTTTTCATATTCTGCTGAAGCATAAGCCTCACGTTCTTGTGCGCCTAAAGAAGATTCATTAGATTTTTTCATCATAATGGCAACAATCATTTTCTTTTTTTCGCCAAGCCCAGCTAAATAACCTTTAGCTTTTGAATAATCTGCTTTGTATTTTTCGTAAATATCATAAGCGTTGTATGGGTTAAATTCTTTCATTTGAGATTCAACCAAAGACCAGTTTGCCCAATAGCATAGCCAATCCAAATTATTGAATTAGCTGTAGCCCCTTTTTGAAACTGTAAAACTCCGGTGATTAAATACCCAATCCCTGTTGCCCCGACAATGTATTTTTCCAGCACTTGTATTTCCCCTTGTTTCCATGTTTGTATTGCTCAAAAAAATCGTCTAATGCCACTTTACTAAAGTTTTTATCGCTAATGTAATTTCTAAACCAACTTAATCCTTTTTTGTGGCGTAAATGACACAAATACCTTACAGCGCATCTATGCTTATGCTCTAGATCGCAGTTCCCTTTGTTTGATGACATAATCCTTCATTTCGTAGTAGCTTCCAAAACGAGCTAATTTTGGGTCTTTACCGCACTCAATTTTATATGCTTCTTCAATTTGCTCATTTGTTACTAACGGAAGTTGTTTGTGTCTAGTAACTTCTTCTTTTACCCATTCGGCTTTAAACCCTGCCCAACCACGCTCACAACACATCTGCATTACATCTGAAAGTGACATTTTAGCCTTGTCAGCTTCTCTTTGCAGACCCTTGTAAGCAGTTTCTGTCCATTTGGCTTTCTTTGCTTTGCGAACTTCCAAATAGTCCTTAAACAAAGAATCAGATACACCGTCAGGTGTTGTTATCTTTGGTTTATGGTTATTGGTTATTGGTTCTTGGTTCTTGGTTACGTTGTGATTTGGTTCTGATTTCAGAACTGATTTCAGAACTGTTATCTTTTCTGATTTGATTCTGTTTGCGTTCCGAGCTGAGTCAGCTTTTGCATGGTATTTGGCTATTTCTTCATCTGCACGTTTGTTATGCCAAGATTTATCTTCTTCATTCCATTCAAAAAACTCTGGTAAAAGCTGATCAACAATAACTTTAGTTGATCTTATTTTTCTAGCAATATCTAAACTTTGATGAAATGGTTTTTCTAATTGATAGTACAAATCCATCATTCTGCGATAAGCTAAATCTTCTAAATCGCTTAAATGGCTTGTATGGCTGATGTAATCGCCAATATGAAAAGGGTAAAAATTCATACAATTCCTCTGTCAAAGGTAGTCAAAATAAGGTGGACTGGGCGGGCGGTGACTAATCGCTTTTCGGGGATGACCCTAGCCTGTCCATAGATTTTACTACTTATTTCTGTTTTTTAGTTCTTTTTGGCTGAATAACAGTCTCAGCTTCTTCGGGTTTAATTTTATATTCATCAATTGCTTTGGTAAGGATACCCACAAGACCCCATTGGACAAGGGTTTCAAGCCCTTCTTTGTCAAAGTCAACTTGAGCGTTGGCTGATCCATCTTCGTTTTCCTTAATGATTTTTACGTCAATTTTCATTTTGTTGATCCCCCATAGACTTGATGATCCATATAGTTTAATCGTTCTCTAAGCTGTGATAATTCTTTTGTTAAAAAATCAGCCCTGTATTGTAATTGTTTAATTTCTTCATCTGCTCTTGCAAGCATTTTAAGTAACATTTCTTCTCTATTCATTGTAGTTCGGGCCAAATAATGTGCCAGGACTTAGGGAATATATCCTTGCGAGTGATTAAACCATGCGACTCTTTTTCAAGAGTTGCGCCTAAAAATGCAAATTGCGATGATGGTATGTTGTTTTTGCGCCACATTGATACAGCATTTGGTGAAATACCTACCAATTTAGCAACTTTTGTAGTACCACCTAGCAAATCAATTATTGCTGAATCTGTTAGTTTTAGCTTCATTCAATTATCTTACATCGTATGTCGTTATTTTGCAAATAGTTCTTGACAGCCTATGAAATATGCTTACAATCAATTTTATAGCAATTTCGCTATGTATCTAAGGGGAATTTAGATGGGTGAATTAAATAAGCTGATGTTAGAGCATGAAGAATTTTTGGAAAAGGCTTTAGATGACATGGAGTTCAGCAATGAATTTATGTCGCAAGAGCAAGTTGATTGCATACGCCAAGCGTGTGGTAAGCCACGCAACGCACAAGTTAATCCTGTATTGCGTGATGTTATTAATAGCTTTGGAGAAATTTTTGGCAATCCTCTTGAGTCTTTTCCATCAATTAGGGGTCAAAAATGAATCAATCAGAGTCAATCGCTAAATTAGCAACTGCTTTGTCAATTGTTCAAGGAAAATTAAGCCATGCTAAAAAAGATTCAGCAAATCCGTTTTTCAAGTCTAAGTACGCTGATCTTGAGTCTGTGTGGGATGCTTGCCGTGATCTTTTGGCTGCAAACGGCCTTAGTGTTATCCAGCTTCCTGGAGAAACTATTGTAAATACAGTAGTAGCTAATGAAAGAGAAACAGTTATTGCAGAAATGTCATTAACAACAATTCTTGCTCATAGCTCTGGCGAATGGATAAGCCAACAAATGTCTTTACCTATGTCAAAGGTAGATGCTCAAGGCGCAGGGTCTGCGTTAACTTATATGCGTAGATACGCATTAGCAGCAGTAGTAGGAGTAGTACAAGCTGACGATGATGCAAATGCAGCAGTAGTAAGCAAGTCTAGTAGTGCAATGAAAACCATAGCCAAAGATATTTTATAAAGGAAACAACATGGCATATATACCTAAAGAAGGCTCAGGGAGTCTATTTAAAAATGATCGCAAAACGACTGACAATCACCCTGACTACACAGGCACAATTATGGTGGCTGGTAAAGAAATGTGGCTTTCGGGTTGGGTTAAAGAAGGCAAAAAGGGTAAGTTTTTTAGCATTTCAATTGGCAAAGAAAAATTACCTATGGGATTTAAAGCTGCTGGATCGGATGAGTTACCTAAATCTGATCCTTTTATTGATGATAGTGTTCCTTTTTAGGAGATAGTTATGCAGAACCAAATTAAAGACATTATTGAAACTAAATACACGGAAAAAGTATGGATGGGGGTCAATGTTGATGAAGAACAACAACTCATTAGTTTTAGACCGGAAGATTTAGCATCAGTCATTAAGGCGGTTTTGCTTGTTGCAGCAGACTTATGCGTATTTCAAGAAGATAGCATAAGAATTACTAACTACTCTAAGGGCATTTAATGGCCTGCAAAAACTGTAAATTTTATGTATTTATGCAAAATGATATGCTTGGTGCTTGTAAGCTCAATCCTGTTGTGGTTAATAAATCGCCATCAGATTGGTGCGGTCAAGAAATCCCAGCACAATATGAAGCAGCAATAATTCCAGATGCACCTGTAGAAGTTGTGTATGACATTAACACGGATGAAGTAAAACCAAAAGGGGGAAGAAAAAGTGCTAATAAAGGACAGTCAAAGTGAGAGTGGGCATTGGTATGACGAATTGGGCAATTGCGCCTACGAAATCATCGGTGCAAACGGAAAACAAAGAGCGACAACCTTACGAGATGCCAAGAAACTTGGTTTATTGCCCAGCGTTACCACAGTCATTGGAGTTGCAGCAAAGCCAGGACTTGACAGATGGAAACAAGAACAGGCCATCCTCGCTGCACTTACATTACCTCGCCTAGATGGTGAAGAAGAAAAAGATTGGCTTAGTCGTGTATTAAGCGATTCAAGATCGCAAGGAAAAGATGCTGCGGCAAGGGGAACTGCCATTCACAACATCATTGAGAGCTTCTTTGACGGCATTTTGCTAGAATCAGTACCTACCTATTGCCGTAACATAGAAAACGCCTTACAAGCCGCTTATGGGGCTAGAGCGTGGCTTCCTGAAGTTAGTGCAAGCCATACAGAATTAAAGTTTGGTGGCAAAGTGGATTTATACGCTAAAGCAGACAAGATTAAAGGTGTGCCAGGCGTAGTTGTAGATTTTAAGACTAAAGAAGTCCCTTTGGAAAAGATCGTTCCATACGATGAGCATATCATGCAAATGGCAGCTTACCGAGAATTGCTTGGTTTAGAGGGTGCTAGATGCGGAATTATGTTTGTAAACGGCTTAACTAATGAAGTGAAGTTATGCGAAATTCCAGAAGATGAGCTGCAAAAGGGATTAAAGTGCTTTTTTCACCTTCTTAGATACTATCAAATTAAATCTGGTTTATAATAAAAGCATGAACAAATCTATGTTAAACGAGCTTTTTGAATATAAAGATGGCAATCTTTATTGGAAAAAAAGGCTTTCTCAAAGGGCTAAAATTGGTGACAAAGCTGGCTATTTAAGAAAAGATGGCTATGTAAATATTAGGATCAACAATAAAAATTACAAAGCCCATAGACTTGTTTTTGTTTTTCATCATGATTATATGCCTGAATTTATTGATCATATTGATGGCAATAAAGCAAACAATAAAATTGAAAATTTAAGAGGAGTTAACCACGCTCAGAACCTACAAAATCAAAAATTAAGAATTGACAATAAAAGTGGGACAAAAGGCGTAAGCTGGCATAAAATAGCAAAGAAATGGCGAGTTCAAATTATAGCCAATAAAAATGTATATCATTTAGGCCTTTTTGAGGATTTTGAACTTGCTAGTTTAGTTGCACAAGAAGCTCGTGATATGTATCACAAAAATTATGCAAGGCATCTATAATATTCATTGGGGCTGGCATTGGTGATCCCCCGCCAAAAATCCTTCCGTGAGGTGTCAGCCCCACCCTGTTGTAAAAATACAACACTCAAATTATTTTTAAGAATATTGACCTAGATCAAGATTTTTATTCAAATTCTGTAATAAATTACATACATCAGGTCAACGACACTATTCAGCTCTATGGCTCTTAGAGATTTCAGACTAAAAAGACTTTGACCTGACTTTTTTAATTTTGGGGGAAATATGAAAGCAACTTTAATAGAATTAGCATTAGGTGGCCTTATGGGTCTAGTTATTGCAATCGTTATTTTTGGTGTTAATTATTTACGGACAGGGTATGTAATATGATTGATAAATCTGAATTTACTATCCGGATGATGGAAACCCTTAAAAATAGGGAAATGTTTAAGAATAGAGCGCAGATTACTTTATTGTTAGAACGCAGAGGTAAAACTTTAGAAGCAAAACGTAAGCTAATAATGATTGCTAATTCGCCATTGTTTTATGCTTTTGGATATGAATATAACGCTCAAGAAGGAAGAAATTATGGTTTTGGATACTGAATTTGACGTGCCTGATAGGGCTAATTACAAATGCTATAAATTAGGCAATGTAATGTATATACCGCACTATGAGTTACCTGGTGTGTTTGTAGGCCCTAGTAAACGTAAAGAAAGCAAGTTTATACGAGCAGATTACGTTGCACGACACTTTTATAAAAGTGAACTTGTAAAGATGGGTGCTACAGAACATATTGAGCAGCTTTGGACAACTCCAGCAAGGAATCAAAAATGAGCCTATGGGATGAAGCTGGCGAGCTTGAAAAAATCGCTAATCAAATAAGTTGTTTAGGCAATGTTTTGGAGTTAGTTGCAGAAAAACTTACAGAAAATACAGAAAGTGGCACTCTTTGGCTTTGTAAAGATGTTTGTGTCAATATTTCTGAGCGTTTAGATAAAAGCATGGTTGCTCTGTTAAACATGGACATAGACAATAAAAAGAAATGAACGCTAAAGAGTTTGCACACGAACTAGAGAAAGCCGCATCATTTATACGCCAACAACAAGCTGAAATAGAAGCGTTAAATGATCAAATCAGAGAAAAGGATGTTTGTTTAAAGCTATTAGCGAATGAAATTGATTCATTAAAAAGCGTGGTGTACTGGCTAAAAGAAAACCGCCCAGAGGTTTGGAATGATATTAAAAAATGGAGCAAGCTATGAATAATGAACCAGTAGCGTGGATGCAAGTTCACTATAAAGACGGCAGACCTACAAAGTTTAGTAAAGTGCAAACATGGGAAGATGATATTCCACTCTACACCCATCCAGCAAAGACACTAACAGATGAGGAAATAGGCGACTTTACACACCGCATGGTTTTGTGTTGTCAGGTTCACCCAAGTTCGGCAGACATCAATGTTCTTGGACTTAAGTTTATTGTTGAGGACATACTAAGAAAGGCACAAGAATGAAATCAGTTGAAGTAGGAATAGCAATAGGGTTTATTCAAGGTGCTTTGCTTGTTTTTGTAATTGTACTAATAGCTAAATGGTTTGGTTGGGTTTACTAAGAAAGGCAAGTGAGAAATGATTGATTATCTTAACAACGGCAAAGTCTTAATTAGCTCTAGGTATGACGAAAACCCACTTAAACCTCGTTATACAGAGCACGACCCAGATATGCTAGAGCTTCAAAAATGGATGATTGGCGATCCTTATAAGTTGCGTTTTGAATACTGGTGCAATGTGTCATATATTCTTTTGCTTTGTTTTATAGTTTTAATAATTGCACTTAGAAATTGAAGTTATTTAGTCAATATTTACACGATAAGTATGATGCGCCTGCTCGTAAAGCTGTATCTGAATGGGTGCAAATGAAATGGAACGTAGAGTGTAAAGATAATCCTAATAAGTATGGAGTTGATCTAATCGTTTGTCGATCAGGTGTTCCAATTGGTGCGCTTGAGGTAGAAGTTCGTCAAGAAGGGTTTGATCAATTTGGTAGTATTCACAAAGCGCAACGTAAAGACAAGCTAACTCTAGGTAATCTGCCTGTTTTATTTTTTGCTTTAACTCATGACTTACATCGTGCTTATTGGGCAAAAGTAAGCTCTTTAGAGAATTGCCCATTAATTGAAGTCCCTAACAAATATGTTGCTAAAGGGGAGTTGTTTTACGACTGCCCCATCAAATTATTTAAAATAGCTGAATTAACAGACTTATTTTAATATTTCCGCATATTTGGTAAAGGAGCTTCTTTTTGGCTTGCTTGGTGCGGATGGTGAGCTTTCTCCATAGGCAAAGCAATATGCTTATCTAGCTTGCTTTCTAAGCGATCTAAACGATCTTCTGTGCGATGCTCAGAGTCTTTAACATAATGACCTGTTTTTGTAGGTTTTTGCTTATGTTCTTTGATTTCAAATGCCATTTGCTTCTCCAATCATTTTTAATGCGTTAAATTTAACATCTTCAACTCGTTTAAGCCAGCCTTTACCAAATACAGGAAAAGTCTTTAAACCTTCATAAAAGTTAATTTTACGCTGACTAAACGCATCTACAATATCTTCTGGCTTCTTTTGATCTAAAAGTTGCATAGTTCTTGGGCCAATAGTTCCGTCAGGCATACATTGTATGGCTTCTTGTAAGAGTTTTACAGCCCTTCCAGGCCCCATGTTGACTGCTGCATCAAATAAGCAATAATCAACGCCTAAAGGCAGTTGTGGTGCGTAGCAAGCCATCCAATATTTAGCTTTGTAAAGTCCTGATACTTGATCAACTGTAAGGTTACGCATAATCTTGTCATCTACAGGATGACCTAGCCATTCTTCAAGAACTCGCTGAGTTACACCTAAATTAGTAACGCCACCTGGGTCTTGACTATTATTAACATAGCCACCTTCTGATTTAAGAACTAAATCAAGGCATTTATCAAAGTTGTTTTGCACTATCTAATCCTATTTGAGTCCGAATCCAATTTTGGGTTGATTCAAGTTGCTGGGTGGTTGTGGCACATTGTTCGGCAAAATCCAATGTGTTGATGGTAGTGCCATTAATTGTGATGGTGGCGTTGGGAACGCTGGACATTGCACCGCTATTGGTGTCGTTGAGCATCCTGTGATAAAAATTGTGAATATTGCTGACATTAGCGTTGTACGCATCTGTTACTCCTCTATTTATTAATTCTTGTTCTTTAAGTTTTGCCTTGTTCTCGGCAATTTGTTGTTCTGCAACAATTTTGACTTTATCTTGGAAATCAACAAAGCGAATATGCTCAATATAGAAACCACTAGAAAAACTACCAAGTACAAGTACAAGATATATGTAAGTTTGTCCACTTAGACCGCCTAAAAGATTAAGTAAAAAGCTCATTGTGGCTCTGCACCAGATACTTGTTTTGCTGCTACTGAAGCTGCGCCTGAACCTGATACGATTCCTAAAGCACCAGCTAATTCAGTAAGGCTAATATCTTTGCCTGTATAGATTAAATAGATTGCAGAACAGCCAACAAGCAAAAATCCAAGCATCCATGCCCATTTAGCAATGTCATGCGTATTGTTGTCTTTACCTGTCAATATGTGTGTAAAAATTTCATTCATAATTTATAACCCCATGTTAAATACCATGATATTAATGCTGCAACTGCAAAACAATAAAACTGTACTTTACGCACTTCTTTTAGATCATGCTTGAACGCTTCATTATTTGCACGTTCCATATTTTCTATGTCTAGCTTAATCTTTAAAACTGCATCCCATTCTTTAGCTCCATATTTCTTAACAAAATCTATCTTTAACTTTGCTTCTTTGTCGCTAATTTGTTTCTTTTGTTGCCAATCTTCTAAAGCCTTAATTAAGGCCGTTTGCTTACGATGTTCTTCTTCTCTTGCTACTCTACGTCTTTCCGTTGCTTTTTGTTGCGCTACAGCAAGTCCGTCATGCTGTATTCCTTCTATGCTTTTAGTTAAACCTTTACTAGCCTCTCTGCTTGCATCAATACTGCTGCTAAGAGTTTTTGCCCCTTGTGCAATACCGAATGGGTCTGACAT